CCTCAACCACCATCTTACTAGCAGGTATAGTTATAAATACATCTTTGGTTCCTACGCCAAAATTTACAAGATTGTTGCTGTTAGAACTTGCTATTACGGATCGTGCTAATGTGGTTCCAGAGGCTGTGAATGTTCCTATACCAACCTCAAAATCACTATTGGTATTATCAACAATAGCATAATAGGTGGTATCAGAATTAGATAGATTAGCAGCAAAAGTTTCAAAATTAGTGACTGCACCAAGCAGATTGATCGTGCCTGTGCCTTCTGTCGTTGTCGTTTCACGAACTCTATCTGCTATTACAAATGCCACTAAGCTATCCTTATTATTGCGTTACTTGAATCTCCAGATGGGAACACAACGGTGAAGTCACCAGAAGATGCTGACTTGTCAGCACCAAAGTCTAAAACACATACAGCAGGATTAGTGAGACTAGAATTAGCCTTATCGTTAGCACTTGGGGTGCTGTTGTATATTAATGCTCCCCTTGCGGTTAGGGTCACAGAGCTAAACGTCTCGTCATCAAAATCCATGAACGCTGTTGTTCCACTAGTGTTAGGAAAGTCTGCACTTACTGTATTTAGTGGTTGTCCACCTGTGGGTGCGCCGCTTCCTGATGTAACCTCATTGCTTGTTGAAAAAGCTGTCGTACTAGCATCTAATGACGCACTAGATGAAAATAAAGCAATCTTAAACGTATCGCCACCTGAGTGTCTAAAGTCATGCACACCTAGTAGTAACTGTTGTTTAAACGATGTACACATTGCATCTTTAATAGCATTGTAAATAGTTGTTCTGTCTGATTTTATAGCTTCTTTCATGTAAAACGCTATAACTTTTTCTAAATGTTGCTTGAACGCTCTTGCTTGTTCTCTGATCTCTGGAGATGCCGTATCACTTACTTCTACTATTTTATCAGCACACCTTTTAGCAACTTCCTCTGGTGTAAAGCCTCTGTTATTCGTTGTGTGTACATTAACTATGGGTGTTTTGGGTAGCTCCATTAACATTACATTATCCTTGGTTCACCGTTTCTATAACTATCTCTTTTGTTTCTGCCATCAGCCAACTGCTGTAATGATGTTAAGGCTTCTTCATATCTTGTTTTACAAAAACTGACTATATCAGGTTCTCCTTTCATAAAGGAATATGCTTCTAATAAAGAGCCGTACAATAAAGCCGTCTCTGCGTTGTCTCCAAGCCAGGAGGTGGATGATGTAACTATAGATGGTGGATCATAATAATAGTGCAGTTGCACTGTGTATGTCGAGTCTGGGGTAGGAGCTATTAAAAAGTTATCCCCATCAAACAATGAGTAGTATACAGGAAGACCTGATGTTGCTGTAGCAGGATATGCCTCTCGTATAAAATTTACATCTTTTGGTAATAGGAACGAATAGTTACTACTGCCATCTACAACAGCAATAGAGAACACAGCTAAAAAATCTGTTGGCTTTGCTAAGAACCTGTTACTCGTAGTCAGTGATGTAGTTACGTTCTTTCTGAGTTCTGGGATAAGAATAGATCGGTATATTCTTTCTTCCGTTTGCCTGACGAAGTTAGGAATATTATTAACAAAAGTAGTTTCGGCATTGTCTGTATATTCCTTGATCGCATTTGTTAATTCTGTATAATTCATTTTTTGCTCTTTTTACCTGCGTATAGATTATCAAAAATCTGGTTAACATCCAAGACATAATCTAAATCTGACTTTGAATAGTGAATATGCTGTGATGGAAGAAAGTCGGGAGGTCCTTCCCCTGTTTCAAACCACGCAGGATGCGTAACTCTTACTCTATTATTCGGTAGGGCTACTATGTTTCCCGTCCACTCTCCTGCATCTAACAACTCTAAAACATGACTTTGTTTGTGTTGTGCAGGGTCGTCAGCTATCTCACTATCCGTATAGTCCACAGTAAAATAATATTTAGCAGGATAAAACTCTCCTCCTATCTTTGCCATCCAAGGGCATGGTGTTGCTCTATCCAAAACATATACAGCATGGGTTCGGGAGGAACAATCCCACGGCTGTGCGAAGTGAACAGGCATGGGCGTAGCCCAATCTTCAACTGGAGTATCTGCTACTAATGCTGTAATTGGCATCCTAGCCCACATAGCTCCACCATGCACATTTGGATCGTCAGTATCATCTGACTCACATCCTGTAAATATAATCTGAAAACTAAGACATCTATTTGGCATACACGTTACAGCTATTGCCATAGCGTGTAAAAACTCACCATGATACTTCTGATGATTGTGTGTATATTCTCTTCTAACCCAACACTTAAAGTGCGGTATATTGCTTTGTAAATATGCCATTTAACTTGTTGTTATCGATACCGTACCAACCTGTGCAAATATTGGGTCTATCTTTGCATCAAAGTCATCAAAACGAGCAACACCTACTTGCTGTAGAAAAGGCTCTGTTCTATCTGGTCTGGCATCTCTTAATGATTGTGGATCATCGGTTTTTATTCTGCCGATGAAATTTTGTGGGTGATCTCTGTCCGCTACATCTCTGCCTACACGAAGACCAGTTCTTTTCCCATTGTCAAACTCATACACTAGTTCGTTTATAGGATATCTGAATCCAGTTCTATCGCATATTCCGAATGCGTACTTTCCTGTTGCTTTACCCATATTAACCTACAAAAAATGTATTGTGAGGAACAAACTTGATTGAAGCTGTTTCTGCATCCTCACCTGCCGCTAATTCAAATTGAAACTCGTATTCTTGCTTTAGTGCTTGCACTCTACCTGCTACCTCTGGTCTTTTCATGGCTATGTAATACGCTAGACCCGACACTAAACATGGAACAAATCTTGGTGGCACGAAGTTTGTTGTTGTTCCTGCTATACCAGAAGATATGCTATCTATTCCTTTTAATCTAAAGTATGCCAATGTATATGTTGTATCTGGCACTGGATGTAATGTAACTGTCGTTGAACCTGCTAGTCTCTGTACAAATATTTGATTTGGTTTTGCTTGAGTATTTTTATTAGACTTTTGTGCGTATGTAGACACACTTATTCTTGTTACGTTTGTGTCTAGCTGTGATGTTCCTGAACCTGTTCTAATAGTGTGTTCTATCAAGTCTATAGTATCAGAGGGCATGGTGTATGTTGCTGTGCCTGCTGAAAGAGATAATGTGCCAGACTCTATAGTGAATAGGTTTATACCTCTATTCTGCCACTCTAATGTTAGTATGTTTAGACTTCTTCTAGCTGTCTTCAGATCATATCCAGAACGCATTTCAAGACCTGCTCTTTCAAAAGCCTCTTCAAATATCTCTGGTAGGTCTGGTGTTACTACAGCCATTATATCTCCCTAAAAGTTATCGATAACTTTTTTTAGATTATACAGTAACTCTTTATTTAAAGCTATCATTTAATGAATCTACCACACTATCTATGTTTGGCTCTGTTCCGCCTGGCTCATACTTGCATTGATACTCTATAGGGCAGTGACCTTCAACCACTAAACTATAAGTATCATTAGCACCTTTGTATAAACAAACCTCTTGTCCATTCTTTGCTTTTCTTCTTTTATATCTACGACAGGTTATGTGCTTGGGGTCTTCCCTCATACCCTTTCTTATTTCTTGTTCCCATGTCCAGTCGCTGAACTTTTTTAAGAAACAGGTAAAACAGTTTTTTATATTATCTGATTGAGCTAAATATATGACGTACCCATTAGTGCAAAGCCATTCAAATGTTTCCTGACCACCTTCTTTACGGACGCATTTATCTCTAGTTCGATACCCACCATCCTCTGTCCACCCCCACGAGAGAGTAAACAAAAAGACCAAGAAGACCCAAGCCAACACTAAGCACGACAACAAAGGCAACAATACCAATAACTTTTTCTCTAAATATCTTCCTATCATATATCTCTTTCTGTCGTCTTTTTCTTATTTGACCTTCCATAGCCAATAGCTCATCCCATGCTTTAGAGCCATGAGTGAACATTAGAAACTGTTTAAGCTCGTACCTTTGCTCTTCTAGTTTCTTTTTTGCTGTGAACGCTTCTATTGCTTCTTGTTCTATCGTACCGCCACTGAAGACTTTGCGAAACATTGTAGGATTTTTTGCCGACTTGTGAGCTGCATCCACATCACTAACGGCACCCATCCATCTGGATAGGTCTTGCGACATGGCTTCCAAGTCTTTACCTGCGGCAAAAGCTCTTTTAATTCCATTAAATGCCGTACTCGCTGTAGCAACAGCGGCAGAGATAGTTACTGGGTCAAACAATTTAGTATGTTTTTCGCATCTTCAGAATGATGGTATATGTATCTGCACTAGAATGACCTACAGTAGTAAAGTCAACATCGCCTGTCTTTCCAGACCCTGCGTTGTTAGATATACCACCGAACTCACTGTAGTCGTGATACCCACTCTGATTTTCACCTAACTCTATTATAAATTTGTCAGAAGTTGCGTCAAAAAACAGTCTAACCTTCATGCCTATGCACTGCCACCAGATTTTCTCTATGGCAACACTACTACAAGTATTGCCATATATATCTGCATTCAATGCACTGACATCAACCTTCTTGACTGCTGACTCCCCTGTGCCGTCAGAAATGTTTGTAAATTTCATAACAACGTGTTTGTCGCCATCAAAAAGGGTTTGTGATGTTACTGCATCAGCCATGTTATCCCCCTAATTACGCTTCGTAACCAAACAGTTCTATAAGTAACTTTCCTGCTGTGTAATCTGCGTTTGTTGTAGCACCAAGAGTTAGGTATAGAAACTCATCCGCCGCTGGCACTCCTGTAAATGTAACGATAGTACCTACAGCGAGATCACCTGAGTCTACCAATAAGGTTTCAGTCAAGTCTGAAATTGCCCCATCTTCAACACCTGTACCCTCCGTAGCTGAGTGTACGTTGATATCTGGATCACCACCAGCAGGTGCTTCAAAGCAAGTCATTCTCCCTGCTAAGATAGTTCCGTTTCTGGCTGCTGTTATTTGACCGATGTGACATACATTTGATGTTCCGTCCACACCTATAATATCACCGTTGGCTGTAGATCGTAGACCTGTGAGATCAATCAAGATACTTGTCTTGATAATCCCACCTTCTCTAATTACAGAGCTTCTGTAGATAGTACCTGTACCACCTGTGATACCTGTACCTGCTTCGGTAGCCATTGTGTTTGCGTCTAGGGATGTAAAACCAGCAGAAGATATAGACATCTGCGTAGTTTCTGCTCCTGTACCTGCTGTTGTGGCTATTGATGTAAAGCCACCTTTTGACCTAATAGGTCCTGAAAATGTTGAATTGCCCATATTAATCTCCTTGTCGTGGCAAATGTCAGCTTACGCTGTCAAGG